GTTGGCGCCCTAAAAAACATTTTAGGTGGGCCATCCAAGGTTATAGCGCATCGAATCTGCCGCCGGTTGATGTTGTCGCTTTCTTCATCCAGATTTGTCTGTTTGGAGCAAAGCTTCATTCATCAGCTGATGGGAATGTAGAGCGCCGGTGCTTCTCCGCGTTCAAAGATAGGGCTCTTGCAGCCCCGTCCATGGATACGGAACTTGTCATCGGCGCTCGACGGCTGTGCAATAAGTGGTTCGCGGGCTATCGCCCGCGCCGCTTCTCGCACGGTCGGGGCTCTGACTTCTATATGACGAGCGCTTATCGTATAAGCACCTGTCGTTATGTCAGTCAGTCCGAACAACTTTTTCCTGCCAAAGAGTTTTTCTTTGGTGGTGATGGGCTTCTGTATACCGCTGATCGCGTTATGCATCAGGTCCCTTACTACAGGTCTCGAGTTGTCTCGGTCCCTAAATCGTCTACATCCGTTCGGATTATAGCGATCGAGGAGCCCCAAGCCATGTTGATTCAACAATCGATCATGAATTTCATGTACGATCGTCTCGAATCAGTGGGTTGTCGCATTCGCATGGGTAGTCAGGATCATATGAGATCGCTTTTAAACGACGATCATGTGACCTTTGATCTCTCCAACGCGTCTGACTCTATATCCCAGTCTACAGTATCCTCTGTTTTTGAGGGTTTATCCCCATACTTGGAGGCCTGTAGATCGCGCGAGCTCATCTTTCCAGATTCCTCCCGGATTCGTCCGGAGATCTACGGAACTATGGGCAACGCCACGACGTTTCCCGTTATGACTGCACTTATCTTGAGTACCCTTAGGTCTCAAGGTATCGATGCAAGTGTCTTCGGGGATGATATCATCGTCCCTCGCTATGCGAAGAGCGCGACGTCATCCGTTTTAACGTCGGCAGGGTTCTCCATCAACCCCCGCAAGTCCTATTCTGGACTCGTCAAGGAATCTTGTGGAGAACTTGTGTATGCTGGAGTGAGTATCACTCCAACGTACCTTAGGAGAGCCTCTTCAGCTACAGAGGATTTATTTTCTCTGTGCGCTACGGCCAATCAACTTGTTACCAAGTTTATGTACCGTA